GATTGGCATCGAATCAGAATATGCAATTCTTGCAAGATACGTTTTGCAACTGTTCAGCCAGCAGAGGTAACGGTTCTACGGGGCGAAGTTACATGGCCGACAGGCAGACAGGTCGAGATCAATTGGAGGCTTGTTAACGCAAGACTGCAGGAAAACACAGGTAGTTGCGCTCAGCAAAAAAACAAAGTACAATTGCCATTCATCCCACAGCAGAGAAATGACCCATCCTAAATCTGGTATTTATACAAAAGAAGATACCGAATACATCTCGGTTAGTTCTGTTCTTGGTAGAACAGCAGAACTGTTCAATCCAAACAAGTTAAAGGGTCTTGAAATTTGGCGCCAAATGGAGCCGAACTGGCAAGACATCATGGAGCGAGCGCAGCGCAGAGGAACAATTATTCACTCAGAAACTGAACTCTCGTTCTTTGGTGATGCACAAAAGCACAGAATGGATCATGCGAGTATGGATGAAATGATCTCATATAACGTTCCAGAGTATATGACGTATTTACAACCTGTACTTGAGATTATCAAAGAAAATAATTTTAAGCACGGTGTTAGTCATCCATCATTTTTAATCGAAGAAGTTCTTCATTGTCATCTTGGCTATGCAGGAACTGCTGACGCAAGGCTCTTCTGGGAGGGCGAATACAGCATCTGGGACTGGAAAACCGTACGCTCATACAAAGAGGAGGGCGTCAAAAAGAAACCAAAGTCAATATCTCATTACAAAGAGGCAGAAATTCAAATTGCCGCTTACGCACTTGCTCATAATCTTGCCGTGAAGCGCGGAGAACTTGACACGGAGATAACTCAAGGTGTAATCTGCATTTGCTACGACTGGCGTGAACCACACATTCATGTCCTGAACAAGCAGGAGCTAAAAGCTGCAGCGCAAGAATTTATCGAGCGCTTCAAGGCTTACTGTTCTTTAGAAAACACAACTTTTCCAAGGCTCATCGAATCATGATCATTACAGCCACCGGTTACACGACAGGCGAAATCAAAGTTGAGGAAGGCGAGTACGGGCGTAACGCAACAGTTTGCATTCGCGCTAAAACCATCAACGGCAAACAGACCAATTTCATCAACGCTACTTTCTACGGCAAGAAAATTGACGTTCTGCAAAAGTATGTCAATGAAGATGGGCGCCAAGTAACAATTACTGGTGGCGTAAAGCAGATTGCCGAAAAGACCAAAAAAGATGGTAACAAGTACATTGTTACTTACATGGAAGGCTATCAATTCAGCATTCCTGAAAATAGTGGTCCTGGCGAAGAGCGTTACTCAAGCAGCAAAGGCAAAAAAGCTTCTGTTGATGAAGATGTAGCGTTCTGATTACTTGGCAGGGCACGGTGAGCATTGATTCCTGTCCTCACTGTTTTGTCTCCCCCTCGCCAACACTTCTACTGCTCGGGCCAGGCGGTAGTGAGCAAGTCACGGCGTTCGCAACGCATCGGGGTCTGATCGCGGAGTGAGGTGGTTCCGGCCGATAAGTCTGGCTTCTGGGCCTCACTAAGATAAAAAGCCCGTAAGTCCAAGCTTGAGAACCCCCGTAATGGGGGTTTTCTTGTATCCTGAAATGCACGCAAAAATGCAATGTCGAAGCGACTAATCGGTATTTACAGCTCAGCTCCGCAATCTGGGAAAACACTTGCGGCAACTGTGCTTGTACATAAAGGCTTTCAACCAGTTAGTTTTGCGGAACCATTAAAAAGAATGGTCACGGAATTTCTAATGAGTTTTGGATACGAAAAAGAGCAAGCTCTTAAATTGGCGTGGGTTGATAAAGCTGCTGTAATACCAGAATTAAACGCAAGCTCTCGTTATTTATTGCAAACACTTGGTACGGAATGGGGAAGGAATTGGGTTTGCGAAGATGTTTGGATTCGCGCCTGGAAAGCAAGGGCGGAAAAACATGATCGAGTTATCGTTGATGATGTGCGCTTTGAAAACGAAGCACAGGCGGTAAAAGCAATGGGTGGCGAAATGTGGCAAATTGTTCGGCCATCCGCAAGCTACAACGGGTCGCACGCATCTGAGGGCGGGCTAGATAAGTGGCATGGATTTGATAGGATCATCGAAAACAGTGGAACAATTGAAGAGTTTCGCGCAAAGATTGATCTAGCAGTTGATGATGCAAGGCGGTAAAGACGACATTTTTTACGATGCACGCCTGGTTGCCGAGGCCAGGCTGCATTTGTCAACTGTGATGAACGGGCAATACTCCGAACCGTTTTTCGTAGTTATGTGCAAAATACTGAGCAGAAAAACTTTTCTTGGGTATAAAACGCTTACCGGGAAAGACGTTAAACTCAGTGGCATACTTGATTTTTTTTATAATACAAATTACGGGCTTGGAATCAAGACAAATAGCATCAATCAGTTTCTTGGAAATTGCACGCGAGTAGCAATACAAGATAAAACGCAAAGTCAATATGCGGGAAAGATGATTTCATGGCTGAAGAACGAGGATGATCGCTTTGACTTTCCTGAAGAATATTTTCAATACAAAAGACTGAGAACATGTATTCGATACATGTCAAGCAATCACAAGATGCGAAAGTATGAAGCAGTTAAATTACTTGATATGTTGTACAATAGTTATCCGCATTTGTTAAAAGACGTAGGCGCAGGAAGAAAATTCAAAGATGTATTTGAGTGCTGCGATCATTATCTGCTAAGAAATAAAGTAGAAACGCTAAAACCAATCAAGCATTTAAAATATGCAACTGTAGAGGGCTGCGAAGTTATTGCTGAAAAACTTTATAAGCGATTTCAAAAGCATCAGATTCGTGCGATGATCGCTAAGTTGATCGAGCTTTACAAAGCAGATCAACAGACAAGTGACTCTGAAACTGCTGAGCAACTTTGAAGACTGCGCTGAGCAGAGCTTCTCTTTCTTCGTTTCGGGTAAACCTGAAACTCAAGGGTCGAAGAGCGCTTTTGGCCGCACATGGACAGACGCGAACGGCAAACAGCGCGTCGCTGTAGCAATGGTGGAGCAGTCGAAAGGGCTGCATGAGTGGCGCAGCAAGATCGGCAAGATGGCCCTGATCCTGCGCCCGAACATGTGGCGCACAGACGGCCTATACACCCTTCACGCCGTCTTCTACATGCCTCGCCCGAAATACCACTTCAACAGCAAGGGCGAGCTGAAATCGAACGCTCCCGTGTTTCACAGCAAGCTGGGAGACGCCGACAAACTGTTACGAGCTTGTGGTGACGCTCTTACAAAAGTATGTTACGATGACGACGCCTTAATTGTCTCCGCGTCTTCCACCAAGCTTTTTTGCAAGCCTGATGGCGTTCCTGGCGTTCACGTAACAGTGACTCGTCTGAATGAAGCGGCAGCGAGCGGGGCGGCTTTTGTATTTGCCCCCTAACCGGGGATACTTGCAAGAGCCTGGTTGCTGTGCTACTTTGTACAGGTCAACCACACCCGCCGACATGGCTCGCAAAAAACAGGGCGCAGAAAACGTCCTAGATCCAATTGATTCTGAAATGGCACCTGCAACTCTCGCTCCTGAAGTCGAAGAAATCGAAACTCTTGAAGTTGGTAAAACCAAAGTCAAGGGCGACAAAATGACTGGTCAAGCACTGCTTGACTATGTTGGCGCTCACAAAGAAGATCCCATTGAGGAAGTTCTTTTCTCTACCGGTTACTACACCCTTGTAACTGATTCTGAAACGGGCGAAACCGAAACCCGTTATCACAAGCCTGCCTTCTTCAAGGCAATGACTGAGGCGAGCACTGGCTATGTGCCTCCGACTAATCGCCGTTCCTACACCACTCGTCGTGGTCGTCAGCCCGTGATCACCGTTGGCAAGACCGGCAACTGCGTCGTCGGCAACCGTCACAGCAGCATTGCTGGCTTCGGTCCCGGCTCCAAGGTGCAAGTGACTGCCGAGGCTGGCAAGATCGTTCTGACGGCCTTTGAGGGCAGCGCAGACGCCGCTGATGAGGGTGACGATCTGGATCTCTGATCCGATTCTCCCCTGACAAATTGGCCCCGTTTCGGCGGGGCCTTTGTTTTGCCATTTCAACCATGCAAACTCCACAAGAACAGGCACGTAAATTCCGCGAAATTTTTGAGCTTCCAAATAAATGGAATCGAGATCAATTTGATTTGCAACGACTTCTGATCAGGGAAGAATATAACGAGGTAATGGTCGCGAGCTTTTCATACGAAGGAAGTCGCGGCTCAGTGCAAGCAAGAGAAGATTTTCTCAAGGAACTAGCAGATCTTGTCTTCGTCTGCTATCAAATGGCTGAATATCTTGGCTGGGATCTCGATGAGGCATTGCATCGAGTCTTCATTAGCAATATGAGCAAGGTTGGCGAGGATGGAAAAGTTATGAGAAGGGAGGACGGTAAGGTGCTGAAAGGGCCGAACTACAAGCCGCCGACCCTCATTGATTTAGTCAAATGAACCTTCGTGACAAAATTGCAAACATTATTTGCTTTGCAATTGCATCGGCTTCTTTTGCTGCTATCTTTTACTCGCACATCTCTTATGTTGTGCATCACAACAGTTCTCACTCAGAAAATGAAAACCAAGCGTTTCGTGTTTCACATCCCAAATCTAAACATCTTCCGTCCGATTCATGCGACCTCGATTGTTGAGGCTCGTCATCTTTTAATGAACAGCGACCTTGCGCCCTATTACGGTCAGGCAGTGCTCCTGACGGCCGATGACTGACGCTGAAACAGATGTCATTATCAAGGCGGTCTGGAACCCAGAGGCGTCCCTGAACGTCAATCTGAGGGCTCTGGTGCGTGCCGCTGCCTGTTATGGGTGGCGGTGCGCCCAGGCGGCTCGCTGGATCGAAAAACACAGCACTCGTTGACATGCTTATTGATCCGATTGAAGAGAACAAAAAACAAGAACGGCTTGATCGCTGGTTCTTTAAGGATGGGCGCAACAAGAAAGGGCATGAGTTCTACATGCTTTACACGGGTCTTGCTGACAAGTACATGAATAAAGAGGAGGAGGCAAATGCCTGACAACATGACACTTGAAGAACTCTTCCAGAAATACTGGAAAGAGTCTTTTCCTATGGCGCCTGCAAATAAGCAAGCTGCTGCATCGCATGTTGCCTTTGCACAGTACGCGCTGACTCAGCGTTTCATTGAAAGAGAGAGGGCGAAAGATGAGGGTTGAGCTTGTTCACTGCACACCAGATGCAGAAAAGTTAATCGTAAAAATTGCGAGAGTAAGTAATCCTAAAAATGAAGACAACTGGGAGACCGGCCCAAAACTTCTTCGTTACTTGCTTGAGCATAAGCATATTTCGCCGTTTGAAATGGCTTCAATGTGTTTAAAAATAGAAACTGAGCGAGATATTGCAGCTCAAATTATTCGTCATCGCAGCTTCAGCTTTAGCGAATTTTCTACTCGCTACGCACAAACTAAGCCAGCTCAAATTCCTGCATTTAGGCGGCAGGACGATAAGAATCGTCAGAACAGTTTTGACGATCTGCCAGAAGATGATGAAATTCGTTTTCGCTCTGCGGCAGGAAACATTATCGGCAAGGCTTATGGCGTGTATGAAGCAATGCTCATGCAGGGCGTAGCGAAAGAAACTGCTCGTCGAATTCTTCCGCTTTGCACGCCAACGACTCTGTACATGCATTCAACACTAAGGTCGTGGATTCACTATATAGAATTGCGAAGCTCTAAAGAAACTCAATTGGAGCACAGGGAAATTGCTATTGAGTGCAGGAAAATATTTGTCGAGCAGTTTCCTATCATAGGCGAAGCTCTTGACTGGAACAAATGCCAAGACCTCTGAAATACTCCCCTGGCCAGCAATTTAGCAATGGCAAAATAACAGTGCTTGAAGTTATATCACAAGGCGCCAGCAAAAGAGCAAAAGTTAAAATCCATTGCTCTTATTGCGATAAAGAAAAAGTAATAGCATCCGGGCATTTGCACAAAATGATTTCCTGTGGATGCATGAAGCACGAATCAAGTATATGGCGCAGCGTTGGTCCTAAAAACAAATCATGGCAGCTTCCGCCTGGAGAAGTGGCTTTTAATCAGCTTTATTATTCTTACGCAAATCGAGCAGATAGGCGCGGGCTTGACTTTATGCTCTCAAAGGAAGAGTTCAAAGCTATATGCACAAAAAACTGTGTTTATTGTGGATCTGGTCTACAAACCATATCAAAGGGACTTGGTAAAACAAGTGGAAATTTTGCATATACAGGCATTGACAGGATATACAATGAAATTGGCTACGTTGATGGCAATTGTGTCCCCTGCTGCTCTACGTGCAATTGGATGAAACATAAAATGTCACACGACAAATTTCTTGAGCATATATCGAGGATCTCGCGCCATCAAGCAATTTTCCCATTTAAGATATGAAACCTAACTTGAGCATCGCGAAATTGCTGAAGAGTGTCAGAAAATCTTTGGCGATTGTTTTCCGTCCATCGCGCAAGCTGCGTTTGAAGAACATTGAACTGCTGCGCACACTGATCAACGCCACATCTTGCTGCTCGCGCTGCGGACTGCTTTATGGCGAGCCCAGAGAGGGCGTGAGCACATCAGTCAAAGGTATCTGTCACATTTGTGGGCAAGAGGCTTTACTGAAGGACACTCGGCACTATGCTTACCTACGCAAAGGTGTTAGAAAGTTAAGTGATTCTGTGCGACACTGAGATAGAGCGCCTGTGCAAAGAACAGGCAATGATTCTCCCTTTCTCGCCCGATCAGCTCAATCCAGCGAGCTACGACGTTCGATTGGGGGATGAAATAATGATCGAGTCAGTTGCGACGAATCAATTTGTTCGTGCGCCACTGGCTGGCTATACAGAAGAGAATCCCTGGATGTTGCGCCCAGGACAATTCTGTCTTGCTTGCACGCAAGAAATTTTGAATATGCCAGAAGATATTGCTGGCAATTTTGCCTTGAAATCAAGCCGTGGGCGAGAAGGGTACTCTCATGCCCTGAGTGCATTCATCGACCCTGGCTTTTATGGCAGTCGATTAACGCTTGAGTTGCACAATATTCGCCAAGTACATCCAATTCCTTTATACACTGGAATGCTAATTGGACAGATTGTTTTTCAGCGCATGGAGTCAACTCCTCGCGTGAGCTACGCAATGAAGGGACATTACAATTTAAATCAAACCGTAATGCCCAGTGTTTGGCAGCAGCCAGAAACCACTGAAGAGTTTGATAAAATTGCGGCGTAGACATGGGTCCGTCGCCTATTGGTTAAGGCCGTCACCTTATAAGTGGCAGAACCGAGTTCAATTCTCGGCGGACCTACCACAAGCCCGAGTAGCCCAGCGGAATGAGGCAAGCGACTTAAAATCGCTCAAGCGCGGGTTCAAATCCCGCCTCGGGTATTTTTCTCTTCTATTATCTCAGACGCAATTGGCATATACTTTTCTACGTTAAATTCTTCACTCATATTTTTTGCTGCTTCGCAAATTGCCCAGTACGCACGACTGTTATTGAACGATGCCTGATGGTTCAATAGCAGTGCAAAATCGAGCAATCCCTGATGGTCTTTACTACTGAATAATTCCTTAAGGCGCTCTGCATTCAATCGCTCCTGAAACTGATCCTCTGGGCGATACGTTAAATGGGACATCGAAGTGCGGTAGTTATGTCTGAGAGTAACGAGCCATGGCTTCAAGCGCCATGCGAAGAAAATCAATGGAAATGGCGCGTTTACGGATTGGGCATGGTGTGGGATCATGCACAGAAGTGGCAGGCCCTCTGGAAGCTCCACTACATGCAAGTTGCTTCTGGCTCCACTCACGACAATGGCCCGCGACACGATTCAGGCTTACCTCAATGAAATAGGTCGCTATCCGCTGCTGACAAAAGCGCAAGAAGTAATGCTGGGCACACAAGTGCAAGCATGGATAGCAATTCAAGACAAAGGAAAAGAGAATTACTCAGAAGAAGATTTGCGAATAGAGAAAATTGGAATAAGAGCAAGAGCTAAATTTATTAATTGCAACCTTCGTCTTGTTGTAAATATTGCTCGTAAATACACAAGACTTGCTAAGACACTTGATTTTATGGATCTTATACAAGAAGGAAATATTGGTCTTGCTCGCGCTGTAGAAAAATTTGATCCAACTCGTGGCTATGCAATGAGTACATATGCTTACTGGTGGATTAGGCAGGCAATTCAGAGGGCGATGCAAGCTACAGATTCAACAATTCGACTACCAATTGGAACGTATGATGCTCTACATCAGATTAGAAGAACAGGGGAAAGGCTTTCTCAAGAATTAAAGCGCGAACCAACGCTCACGGAAATATCAGATGAAGTCGGCATGGACGTAGAGGATATACGAAAATTACTTGATGCGCCAAGAAACGCATTTAGTCTTGATAAAAAATGTACAGATCAAGATGATTCAAGCGCAATAATTGATGTGGTTCCTGATCCGCACAATTCAAATACAATTGATGATGCAGAGGAAAGAATCAACATTGAAACTCTTTATCGCGCACTTGATGAATTTGTTGATGAACAAACAAAATACATCATTCTTGAGCGGCACAGAGACAGACCAACTCCCTGGTCGGATTTGTCGCAGGCGACTGGACTGTCAAAGGGAAAACTTCAAATCATGGAAAGAAGGGGCATACAAAAGTGCGCACTGCTTCTTTCGGTTAAAAACAAACTCAATCTCTGACTATTTTGGCGTTGGGCAAGTGCCGAGAGAATAGTCAACAAAAAGATCACGCGGATCAGTATCGCGTAACCAGTTTACGAATTTGCGATAATCAGCTTCATTCGCAATTCCAATGCAGCCGGCTGTACCAGGAGAGGTGCGGGCGTTGGAATCAATGTGGATCTCGATCGAGCTGCGTTCTGTTGTCCCCGGTCCCAGATAGCGCAGAGGCGTGCTGACGGGCCCCAGACCGGCCCCCCAGTTGCCGGAGTAGTTATCCCGCCCAGCCTGCCACTGCACATCCTCGACGCCCCACCGGCCCTCTGGGAGTGGTTCAAGGCTGCCCGATCGACTGCGCGATCCAATCCTGAACTGTTGCGCCCCAGGCGCCCCCGAGACGACGTTAATCGAATCAACAGATTTTCCATCTTTGAAGTACTGCAACTTGAGAAGCTCAAGTCCAGCACCATTTGTTTTATGAGTGCGAGTGAGATAAAGAAAGGGTGATTTTGCTTGTGACATTGCCGGCTTTGCAATTGGTGCTTTATCATTCATGATTTTGATTATTTTCTCTGCGTATACGGGATCAGTTGCATAACCTTGTTTTACAAGTGCGCGAGCGCAATCATCTCTGTTGTTTTCGTTATTGACGCCCTTGTATTCTTTCCAGTCTCGATACCAGCGATCGACAATATATTCAACGCACTCGCCAAGGCTTCTAAAGTCAATAAATTCGTCTGTGATAGTAATCGTTTTACCGTTGATAACCTCTGACGTTTTTACACTAGATCCTGGTCCTTTAATGCCGAAATAATTGTTTTTACCACTTGTATGTTTGCCCCAACCGCTTTCAAGTGCCCATTGGGCAGCAACACATTCTGGAAACTTTGCACCAGAGTTTTTTGCTGCTGCTATCACTCCATCCCAGGAGTTCTCAAAGCTAAGCGGTTGAGAAATAGATGGGGCGGAACGAAACAACTCTAGGAATTCATCGCGCTGCTCTTTATTCAGAACGCTCCAGGCAAAATTCCAAGCTGCAATCTGATGAGGCTCTGGATGCTTTTTGTCGGTCCAGCGAGCAGCGGTCAGAAAGTCGCTCATTTTTTCGACTTGTGCTGATTCACCATAGCCGGGTCATAGAGCATCTTTACGATTTCAGTTACAGGTTTTGCCTCTATACCATTCATATTGCGAACAATTGCTTTTGAAATTTCAAAAGAAATAATCTCTTTTGGCGCCTGATGATAAAACAATGGCGGAAGATCCGTATCGAGTTCTTTGTAAATTTTTGGCAGCGCTTTTTCTAAGGCTTTGTCAACTGCGAGACGAAGAAAAAACTTGGCGAGATTAAGAAAAACTAAGCGCATGATCAGTCTGCTTTCCTGCTCAGGCTAATCAGAGTCGTAAGGACAGCCATCATTGCCGCCATTGTTCTTGCATCAACATCGTTGCAGCCAATTGGCGTTAAATCTATTTTTGTTCCATCCTTTGCTCCTATAAATTGTGCATACATTGGCCAAATTCTAGGTAGCACATAAAATCTGCATGATGCCCATTGCATCGCAGAAACTACCGCGATTGATGCAGATATGCCTACTATTGAGCGTGATAGCCAAGTAGGCATGGCTTTTACTGTTGCGGCTGAAGTATTGCAAGAAGCGCCGCTCGCTGCTCTTCCGTCAGAGTGTTAAAAACGGCCATTGGATCGTTCTGCGTCTGTTCCTGCACTGGCAGTTCAATTTGATAGGCACCGTCTTCATCTGGTACTGCTATGCAGCCCTCTGGCGGTTGCCATCCACCACCACCATCCCACACTATCCGATTCACGCATTTTCCTTCGCTGTCGAGAATTGCGTAGATCATTACCAAGTCCAAATACGAACGTAACCGCTAGCGCCAGCTCCGCCAGCACCAGAATTGTATCCGTTAAATGAAGCAGAACCACCACCACCGCCGCCGCCAGGGTATGCACCATTTCCGCCCGAGCCTCCAGGTCCAGCAGCAATAGCGCGACCACCACCGCCGCCATCTCCAAAAGTCAGGCCAGAACCACCACTGGCGCCATCAGTGGAAGCTAAAGCACCACCTCCACCGAATTGCAGTGAAACTGCTGACTTTCTTACAGAAAAACCTTCTCCACCAGCACCGGTGCTACCAATAGCATCGGTATTACTAATACCACCACCAGACCCACCGCCACCAGCCCCGTAAGCAGACGGACGCCCGGAGTTGCCGCCACTTGTCAACCCGTTACCTCCGAGTGAGTTATAGCCATTTGCGAAATTTGAATCACCTCTTGAGCCATCTGATAACGACGAATCGCCAATTGTTGTTGAGCCGCCGCCACCACTACCTCCGCCAGTTGAATAAAGAGTCGTGCCAAATTGAGAAAAACCACCATTGCCACCAGCAATACCATTTGTGCTATCAACTGTTTGAGATGCTGCTCCGCTACCTCCAGCTCCAACTGTGACTGTTTCTCTTGCGTTAAGTTCAGAGGCAGGTCCAAATCGAAATACCAAGTTGCCTCCGCCTCCACCACCCCCGCCCGCACGATTGATCAGCGTGGCGTCACGTTTTCCGCTACCACCACCGCCGCCGCCACTAAGGCATTCAATGTAATAAAAAGTCGCATTTCGCGGCTTTTCCCATATGCCACTTTTCGTAAATTCAGTATATGAAATTCCAGTTGAAAGAGGGATGGCAGAAGGCCAGCCAGCTGCGTTGTTCACCATGTCCAAATCCTCAGAAAACCATTGGCTCCGTTGCCACCAGCCCCAGACGTAAAGCCGTTCAGTGTGGCGCCACCACCTCCGCCACTTCCACCAGGAAATGCACCATTTCCGCCATTTCCACCTGTTGCCGTATTGCTTGCAAGGCCGCCGCCGCCACTATCGCCTACCGTAAGGCCATTGCCTCCGTTGGTATTGCCCCCAAAGCCAAATGAAGACCTACCTACACTCTTTCTAGCCGCAAAACCCTGGCCACCAGACGACCCAGAGTTCGCAATATTGGCGGCAGTAATAGATCCGCCTGTGCCACTTCCGCCTGGACCATAAAGGCAAATTCCTCCAATATTTGCGCCGGCAATACCAGCATATCCGCGAATAAATGTTGTATTTCCTCTGACTGGCGGAATTGGGCCACCTCCAAGTGCATAAACGATACTACCAAAACTTGTTGCTCCTCCTGTTGTTGCAGCACCACCAACCGTGTCATCAGTTGTTATTCCCGTGGCTCCAGTCGCCCCACTTCCTATCGTTACGATTTCGATTGGATTAAGCGCAGACAAAAGACCAAAGCGGAGAACGCAAGCAGCGCCATGAGCGCTTGCGCCAGCAGATCGTAATGTGCCAGCCGCCCCGCGATCCCCGCTACCACCACCTCCTCCACCGCCAATAGCTTCTATATAGAAAAACGTACCTTGCCGTGGATTCGTCCATAAACCACTTTGCGTGAATTCTCTATAACTTGTAAATACCGGATTTTGCGTTCCAGACCAGCCTATCGGATTGTTGTTCATTACCAGCACCAAATGCGTACTACGCCAGGAGCGCCATTGCCCCCTGCGCCACTGAGAAAGGTGTTGCTGCTGGCGCCACCACCGCCACCGCCTCCGCCAGGAAATGCCCCGTTTCCACCATTTCCACCGGCTCCAGTCGTGCTAGCACCGCCACCACCGCCACCATCGCCATACGATCCAATGCTTCCGGCTGTGCTGATCGAACCAGCTGTACCACCACCACCGGTACTACTTGCAGTGCCAAACTTAAACATTCCAAATCCAACGCCACCCTCACCACCAGGGCTAGCAACTGGAGTAGCTGTTGTTCCTCCACCACCGCCACCACCACCAGGCCCAAGCGCTCCTGCCGCTCCAGTAGAAGAGCCGTTGCCGCCGATGCCGCAATAGCCGGAAGCAAACGAAAGACTGCTGCCTCTGTATTTAATTGGCGTAGCAGTTGGTGCTCCTGAAATCCCGCCGATTCCACTAACACCGCCAGGCGCATAAAGAAGCGCGCCAAACGTGCTATTACCACCATCAGATCCAGTATTTCCATTGGTATCATCTACTGCTTGCGCAGCACCACCAGATCCACCAGATCCAACGGTGACATATTCTTCTGCGCCAAGTTCTTCAATACTACCAATTGCATAAACTAACATTCCACCGCTTGCTCCTGCACCACCTCCTTTTACCGAAGTGCTAGTTGTACGACGCCCGCTTCCGCCACCACCACCTCCACCAATACATTCGATGTAATAGCCAGTGCAACCCTGTGGTTTCTTCCAGACGCCGCTGACCGTGAACTCTTGAAAGTTCGCAAACGGCATCGAATTGTTTGGCCAACCACCAAACAGAAAATTCATGTGAGATCGCCGCCGAAAGCCATTACGCGCACAGTGCCAGTTGTAGGTGCCACCGTGATTGTGGCCCCAAGCTTTGCAGAAGCGCTCGGTAATACAAGATCCGTGTAGGCAGTCACCAAGCGATAGCCCTTCACGGTATTGCTACCAGTGGTGGCGCTAATTGTGACCTGATCAAATAGATCCCAGTTTGTGCCATCGTACAGAAATAGGTTTACCAATGAGGCAACTGTAGTTGCGGTTCCTTGCACAACAACAGAAAGAACTCGCGTGCCAGCTGCTACGCCGAGAATTAAATCAGCAATAGTGCCAGTTCCATCGGTTGCGGTGTTCGCAGTACTCAAAGAGCAACGGCCAATGCGAGGCGTGGAAATGAAACTAGGATTGCTGGCCATGATTCAAATACAAGTTGCGTAGAGATAGAGAGCTACAGCTGCATTTGTAGCAACTTGAACCTGTGATTGCAATGCCCATCCAGAGCCATTCCATTTCCAGGTGCGGGTGCCGTATGTATAGGTTTGATTGAGCGTTGGGCTGGAAGGAAAATCAAGCGGCATTGTAATTATGCAACAAAGTGGCTAGGTGAGTCAACAGTCTCGGTAACAGGCTAATGGTTGCCAGCCTGTTTCGTAGCGACCATTGCATTGAACACTTAGGCAATTCTAGTAAGTTGCATTGTAGAGCCAATCTGAAGCGTCACTGCTGATGCGTTTACCTCTGTAGCAAACTGGATTTGGAAGTTGCCAGCCGTAGCGCCATTTTTTACGATGCCACTGATGCGTGCTGTATGGTTACTGTTGATGGCCGTAACACCTGTTCCGATTACGTTTCCGCTTGTTGTAGAAGCCGCGTTTGGAAATGTTGTCCGAAGTGCCGTTGCTGCAGCAGTGGAAACGATTGGCACCACAATCTCCACCATTGGGCTACATCCAGTTGGCGACGTAAATCCCAGGTTTAAACCAGTAGTCGTTGCGGCAGATTGAAAAGTTACAAAACAATCAACAGTATAAGTAGCATTTGCCTCAAGAGCTGCAACAAGCTGTGTAACGTTTGCTAGCGCAGTTGAAGTGCTTTGCTGCGTTGAAGTAAGGCTAACAACCTGTGAAGTTCCAATATTGCTCCAACTTGGCGCTGCGGCAGAGCCACCAGAGCGGTAAGTTTGACCAGAAGTTCCAGCTGAACCTGCTACTAACCACGCCCCTGAAGTATTAACACCAAAGGCATCAGTGGTGCCAGAGTTTACAACGAATCGAATCTGATGAGCTGTTGTCGTACCAAATACAAGATCGCCAGTTGTTGAAGTAACATATGTTGAGTTTGCGAGATTAAGTGAGCCAGTTCCCGAAAATGTCGAACTATTGATTCCAAAATTGCCGTATACTGTTGTATCTGTTGACGCATCGTTACAGACAACAAAGTCACACGAAGCACCTGCGTTATTGCTCGTATTTTGCAGAACAACTTGATAGTATGAAGTTTGAGAGGATGTAAAATTTCCACCCATCCTGGCCCCCGTAAAGCCAAGGGTTCCAACTGAGAGCAAACCATTGCTGGTACTCGCGGGGTTGAGGGTTCCAGTTAAAGAAAGCGCTTGGTTGGCCTGCGACGACTGAATTAATTGAGCGCCAAAATTCGGTGCAATTTTAGTGCCGGCTATTGCAGCGGCAGAGTTAATATCTGCGTCAAGAATGGTATTTGCGGCGATCATCGTTCCGGTGACAGTTCCAGTATCACCAGTAGTTACAACATTTCCGCTAACAGCTGGAAAACCAATCGTGTTTGATCCAGCAACGGCTGGAACATTAAGACTAATCGAGCCAGACGTTGTTCCGGCAATTGTTATTCCGCCACTAAAGGTTGGGTCATTGACAAGAGTTGCTTGACCAAGCTCAACCCACTGCGAACTATTGCCATCATTTACATATTGATATGTAATCCCATCATCGCTATCTGTCCATTCATCGCCAGCGGTTGGAGAACTAGGGGCGGTGCTAGAAAATGTGTAAGAACCACCGCCAGTTCCGCCGCCAATCTGCACCATTGTGCCGGCAGCATTTTTGATATAAAGCTTGCCGTTTGCACTATCCCATGCAGGTTCTCCCTCAACAAAAGAACCAGCACTTGGAACAGTTGAACCTCGCCGCAGTCTGATTGTGTTAGCCATCAGAAGGTGCCGCCGTCAATGGTGCTTCCATCGCTAAGTAGCGTACCACTTGTTGGCAGTGTTAACGAAGTAGTTGCGGTTACGGTAAAAGTTGTACCAAACGCGCCTGAGAACGTTAAGGCGCCACCAGTGGAAACATTTCCAGCAATAGTAATTGTGTTACTGCCATTGTTTACGCCAGTACCTCCGTTCGTTCCAACAAGAATGCCGGCAAGCGTAACTGCGCCAGTTGTACCAGTACTAGGAGTAAAACCAGTAGTACCAGCAGAGAAACTACTAACACCAGTGCCAGAGACGCTGTTATTGAAGCTGGAATACCATTGAGTAGTACTAGAGGCGTTAAACTCCATCACGCCATTGACTGCTAGCTGAATCGAAGCATTAGCAGCTAGGGCATCAATAGTGCCGCCACTGGCGGGGTAAATATTGATTGGGTTAGCGCCTTTATTGACAACAACAATGCGTCGTCCCTGTGTTGCGGTAGGCAGCGTTACGCCAGAGGGATTTGCTGCTGCGGTCGTAATAACGTTGTAGTCACTCGTCAAAGCCCCCTGGCCTTGGGCATTCGTGCCGGCCGTGACGTTATTGGTGGTGCTGAAGGTCTCGCCAGAAAGAGATGGCGTGGTGAGGCTCGGAGAGGTATTGAATACCACCGTGCCGCCACTGCCACTCTTGTCAGTCAACGCGCTGAAAAGATTGGCACTGCTATCACTGATTCCGTAGCCAGAGAAAGTTGTCGGGTTTGTGCCAGCTGTTACGCGACCGTAAGTATCAACTGTGACGCTGCGATAAGTGCCAATCGTGCCAATAATGCCACTAGTGAGGTTGATCGAGTCAGCGCTAATCGTTAAAGATCCGCCGCCAGTCGATGCAACATCAAGTGCATTTCCAGACTTTGTTAAACCAGCACCAGCCGTAATTTGACCAGCGCCAGAGAATTGCGAGAACGTTATGGAGTCACCAGTAAATACGGAATAGTTCGCCGCATTGATACCCATGCGAATGGGCGCAGTTGCGGTCTGAACGAAACCATTGCTGCCATTTGTAGTCCCAGCGGCGACAAAGACGTAATCACCTTGTGCAATTTCGCCAGTTGGATTATTATCAAAATCAGTCGAGCGCGTCCATACGCCATTGGCGCCAGTGCCAACAGTAGTAACAACATAAATACCGTTATAACCAGATGTGCTATGATCTTTTACAAGAATTCGATCACCAATTACAAGAGTTGCACCACTATCAACGCTATTTGGGCATCCGCTTAGGGTTGCATTTTCGCCAGGATCGCCATTAACAACAATGCTTAATCCAGTGCCGTTAGTAAGAGTTGCATTGGCGCCACCATAGGTAGAAGATACCTTGATTTGCGTTGTAGACGGAACAGAGGTAACATAATAAGTTGCGTTTGCAGTTAAGCCAGTTCCAGTTGTTGTATTACCAGTTCTAATCTGAGAATTAATATCAAGATTATGAGTACCACTAAACGTAATCGTATCCGTGCCAGTAATCGTGGTAATCGTTAATGCAGTGCCACCAGAGGTATAGGTGTAAGAGACAGCGCCGTTCGTTGCGTACTGAACAGCGCCATGAACGTTCAGGCTTTGCGCAATAGAGTCTGCGTATTGCTTATTGCAGCCGTCAGTAGGAAGCAGCGGGGTCGCAACGTTAAGTAGTCGCTGGCTATTAATATCAACACTGGCGGTTGGAATCGCCATTTGATCAAGGCGACTCGTGCGAACCTGTGTGTCAAAATTGCTGATTTTTGCAGCAGTCAGAGTTGGAATGTCATTGGCGACAAGGACTCGGAATGTGGGGCTACCAGCGGTGCCGTCAGGGGCGGCGAAGACGGTATTGGCTGTTTGGCTTGCCAGAGTGCCCGTCAGAGTGCCACTCCCGGTCACAGGGGAGTTGGTGACAGTGATGAAGCTTGGCAGGCTCAGGCCAACGCTGGTGACGCTTCCAACGCCATAGCCCTGCCCTTTCACATAGGCAGTGGTGGCGACGGTGGTGGAGTTATCACTGGTTGCAGCAGTAGTCGCCGTAGCACTTCCGCCTAATGCAACTGTGCCGCTAAAAGTTTTATTACCAGTAAATGTTTGAGTAGTACCAAGAGTTGCAAATGCACCAGGGCCAGCTATTGCAAGAATTGAAGTTGCACTTCCTCCTGCACCTCCAGTTCCAACGCCATAATATAAAGTAGAGTCTTGCTCGTTAAATGCTAATTCTGCATTAGCGAGAGAACTAGGGGCACCAGCAGCGCCACCGGCAAGACGACGCTTGATACGGACGGTGTTGGGCACGACTACTGAGACAGAAACCTAGGGACATGGTATCGCCGCCCTAAAAATTTCCACCATCTGTAAGCGTTAAATCTGTAATTACTGCATCGGCCTTATATGTCGTCGTATTTGCATCAAAGTAAACAATACTTCGATTTACTCTGTTTGTTTCGTCAACAACAATACCTCCAGGGCCAGGAGGGCCCGCTGGTCCCTGAGGGCCGACACCAATCGCGTTAATAATTACCGATTCACTCGGCACAATAACAGTTGTTGTTGTACCTGTTTGCTCGGTAACAACAATAGTATTGTTAATTTCGGAAACGCTTACTGATGTCATGGCGCAGCTGTGTACCCCTGGGAAACGTAAATTGTTCCTTCCATATAGTACTCGCGTAAGCCGCTAGGATTTTCTAACAAAATATCATAAAAGCATTCATCTGGAAAGGATGAAGTTTGCGTATCTGTGAGAGAAACTGAAATCTGTCCAGTCAAACGATTTGTATAACTAATAGTAAAATCAGCATACTTAGTTGCTCTTGCTCTATCCCAGACTTGCGCATATGCTGTCCAACCAGTTAAATTGATTGGCACATTAGAACTATCTTTAAATTGAAGCGCCAGCGAATAATCGGCTCTGCGCTGAAGGTTTATGTTGTATGTCCCAGGAGAAACTGCCATGTCAGGAGAAAACCCTAATTCATCCTACTTGATCTCTAGGGTCTTTCGTGCTGAACAGACGCTCCCTCAAAGTGAAGGCGTGGGTTTGATGCCTGTATTACAAAAGGAATCGAAAAGCTAAGAGCAACTGCAATTCCAACACCAATTGCAACACGGCTTTCGAGTTCGCGCAGCCTGGAAAAAAGAATAGATAGGTCGCTGCGTTTTTCTCCTAACTGAATTAAGACTGTCTCAAGCTTTCCCTCTAGGCTGCCGAGTTTATGGTAGATGTCACCGTGCGACACATCATCTGACCCAGCCATAAACCGCGAGAGCGCTACGAAACAGCCTAGCGCTGCTCAACGAATGACTAATTCCGCCCGAGATCAGATTCGCCAATTGGCTTGCCATTTTTCGCGAGAGCATCAATAGCAAACTTGTAGTAAAGCGAATTTGTTTTACCCGATGCCTCAAGAGCCTGTTTGACTTTGAGCCATTTCTCTCGGGCGGAATCGTTCATTTAGCGCCCCTGGCCACGCATTTTCTTCTTGCCCCTGCGATGGGGTCGAGAATGCTGCCCCTGGCCCTGAGCCGTGGTCTTGGGGCGACCGGGCTGGTGTTCAAGCCTGGCGGTGCCAACCTTGCTTTTAACAGCCATTACTCAGCGGCCTCCTCTTTGTCTGCATCTTCCTGAATCTCTTCCGGCGAATACTCAAGGGTGTCGATAACAGCCTGAAGTGCATTTGCGGAAAAAGCAATCAGGTTGCTGTCGCCAGACGCCCTGGCGGCAACATAGGAATTGATCATGGAAACCAGTTCGCTTTTTTTGCAGGGCATTGGAGTGGATTTGAGCATACTGCTGGACTACGCTAGCGCCACCTTTGAGAATTAGCAAGCCATCAGTGCGCAAGGCACGCAATAACTGCCATCTGCATAGGTACAGGTGACATGATTGCTGCTAACTTTTGCAATCGTGCAGCTGCGAATAATGTCGTCGTCTTGTACGCGAGCAGTGCCGTCTCCGGCGGAAACAAGCAGATCGCCCTTTTCAACGACAACGCCTTCTGCAATGCGAATGATAAAGTCACCCGTCATTGCAATCACGAAGTCGTTTTGCCATGTCTCGTCTTCATTGTCCCAGTTACAGAACACGCCGGCAACATTCTTGTCGGAGTCAACGCTGCTAACTTGCGCCTTGTTTAGTTGCTCGTTATTTTGAAGGTCTCCGCTGTCGGGGTCGGGCCATTCGCACATCTCATCGAGGTTGGTCATAACAGTGCCGCGCAGTATCTCAGGCCGCTCTAGCGGATTGTCATGTCCAAGCCCTGGAATCTGCGACCATCGTGCAAGGTGGGCTCCAAGGTATGAAACGGTTGTGCCAGCAACTTCAATAGTTCCCTCGGTGGTTCCACCTTGTCGAATGTTAATTACCGCTCCGTCACTTCCCATCCTATTTACATTGAGCACAGCACCATCTGCGGTGGCGATACTGGCAGCTCCATTTGAGCCATCCCAAAACAAGCCGAAAACCCCACCAGTATTGGTAGAAACGGGAGCCGTAGCCCTAAAGCCAACACCACCACCGGTCAAAGTTGAGGAGTTGACATAAACCTGCTGTATTCCACCCGCTCCCAACGCGATTTGATTTGCGCCGGGACTGTAGACACCCGTATCCGTATCTCCAGAAAATGCAAGGCCGGGAGCGGAAACGCTGCCACCTGGCACATATTGCGCAGCGCTAAATGTGTTAGAACTTGCAAGCTTCGCGTTGGCCGAGTTCTCGGTAACGACAAACGCAGTAGTCGCGACTTGAGTTGTGTTTGTGCCAGCCGTCGCCGTTGGAGCGGTTGGCGTACCTGTAAATGCAGGGCTTGCTAGTGGGGCGGCACCAATTGAGTTATAGGAAATTGTTGTTGCTGCGCTACCATTAAACGTAGTGCCGCTAGTTGCGCCAGCCCCACCATTGTTAAAGGTCAAGCTGTTTGGGGTATTGGCTGTAATCGTGCCCCCGGTATTAAGCGAAACACTGGTGCCGTTGACGGTTATCGAATTTGACGTTGTGAGAACCGTGCCGCTTGTCGCGGGTAGCGTCAGAGTCGTGGTACCGGCAGCTGCAGTCGGTTGAAGGGTGACTGTCCCCGACGTTGCACCGGGCAGCGCAATGCTGCTGATGCCGGTCAGCGCAAGGTTGGCCGACGCCCTGTTGATTGCAACAGCAGTCGTGCCAATATTCATTGTCTGGTTCGTTGCTGCAGCACCGACTGAGTTATAGGAAATAGTTACTGCAGCGCTGCCATTAAAAGTTGTGCCGCTAGCTGCCCCGGTTCCAGCATTACTAAGAGTAAGTGCATTGGTTGTATTTGCGGTAACAGTGGCAGATCCACCAAGTGAGACTGCGGTTCCGTTTACAGTTACCGAGCTATTAGTCAGTAGCGTGTTTCCAATCGCACCGGTACTAGAACTTGTTAAAAATGTTCCCGTTTCATTTGGCAGCGTAAGAGTCCTGTTCCCAGTCAGTGAAGTTGGAACTATCGTGGCGCGATAACTTAGCGTGCCACCAGCACGACCCTGAAGAACAATTCCATCCTGCGTGCTTGTGCTAGTACCAAAAGTTTGACCAGTGCTGTTATAAAAAGTATTTGCGCCAGTAAAAGCATTATTACTTGCAGCAACTACATCGCCAACGCCACCACCGGATACGGTCGTCCAAGATAAAGTTCCTGCGCCATTGGTAGTTAATAACTGCCCAGAGGTACCATCTGCGGCGGGAAGCGTCCAAGTGACATTGGATGCAACTGTTGTTGGGGCTTGGAAAGCGACCCAATTTGTGTTATCGGCGTCAGCAAATCGAAGATCGTTTTGAGCATTTAGCGTAATATCGCTTGAGGCTACAAGGCTTCCTGTCAGAGTCGTTACTCCAGTTACGGCAAGTGTCCCTGGAATTGAAATGTTACTCGTCCATCCAACGCTAATTCCATCTGCATCAGTTTGAAGTAGTTGACGCGCTGTTCCATTTGCGAGTTTTGATACGGCTATTTCAGCTGCAGCATTAATATCTGCATTTACAATATTTAAGTCGGCGAGCATTGTGCTCGTCACAGTACCCGTATCACCACTTGTTATGATTGTTCCACTGGTATTTGGCAGTGTTAGCGTTCTATTGCCTGTCAGGGCATCAGGGACGAAAGTAACTCGCAGCGAAGTTGTGCCGCCTGCACGTCCAGCAAGAACAATTCCATCCTGAGTGCCCGTACCAGTACCGAAAGTTTGACCAGAATTGTTATAAAAAGTATTTGCACCAGTAAATGCATTTGTGCCATTGGCGAAAACATCACCTCCAGCAGATTGTGTAACCCAACCAAGATTTCCAGCGCCGTCTGTTTTTAGGATTTGATTTGAAGAGCCGTCGGCGGCCGGCAGCGTCCAGGTAACATTTGCGGCTACAGTTGCTGGTGCCTGTAATGCAACCCAGTTAGAACTGTCAGAATCTGCAAAACGAAGATCATTTTGTGCATTAAGAGTAATATTATTGTCTGAAGTAACTGCACCAGTAAAAGTTGTTGCGCCAGTTACGCCAAGCGATCCTGGTATTTGTAGATTGCTTGTCCATTCCACGCCAGTGCCAACAGTATCAGTCTGCAACAACTGCCTTGCAGTTCCATTGGCGAGCTTGGAAACAGCTATTTCAGCTGACGCACTAACATCTGCATCTACAATTGTATTTGCTGCAATCATTGCGCTGGTAACAGTCCCAGTATCACCAGTCGTGACTACATTTCCATCGGTATTTGGAAAAACAATCGTTCGCGTTTGGGATAATGCAGCTGGTTCAAGATTTATGCGCAGCGAAGTTGTACCGCCAGTTCTACCGCGAAGCAGCAAACTATCTTGAGTTGAGCTTGTGCCAATAACCTGCCCAGTCGCATTGAAGAAAGTATTTGCGCCAGTGAAGGCATTATTATTGGCGAGAAAGACATCACCACCTGTAGTCTGAGAAATCCAGCTTAAATTCCCAGCCCCATCGGTTCTAAGTATTTGATTGGAGCTTCCATCTGCGCTAGGAAGTGTCCAGGTAACATTTGTCGCAACAGTCGCAGGCGCCTGGAAGGCAACCCAGTTACTACTGTCAGAATCAGCAAAACGAAGATCGCTCTGTGCATTTAACGTAATATTATTGTTGGAAGTTACTGCGCCGGTAAATGTTGTTGCTCCAGTAACTCCTAGGCTTCCCGGTATCTGTAGATTACTTGTCCACTCAACGCCAGTTCCAGCAGTATCCGTTTGCAATAATTGTCGTGCAGTACCATTGGCCAGCTTCGATACTGCAATCTCCGCACTTGCACTAATATCCCCATCAACAATAGTTCCATCGGCAATCATCGCACTTGTAACTTGACCGGTTGCGCCAGTTACAACAACAGTGCCGCCAGCATCTGGCAGCAAAATACTACGCGCTGCAGTAGCAGTCGTTGCGCTGATAGTCGTATTGAACAAGCCGCTATCAAAAATGAGACTCGACGCATCAAGCGTCAAGTTTCCAGTCATCGTGTCGCCAGTTGTATTTACAAATATTCCATCTTCAGATCGCCAAGCAGTTCCATCCCATATCTTGACTGCATAATTTCCGCCAGTCGTATCCAGCCAAATCTCACCAACCGAATTACCAGTTGATCCACCAATAGCTGGGGAGGAATTTGGTGCGGTACTGCCAACGTGAACAGGGCCAATCTTTACTACTGCGCCACCACTATCTTTAATGAAAAGCCCTGGTGATGAACCTGCAGTATTAACAGCAATTTGTCCATCTGCCATATTTGCGGCGACAGGACGCTTGTTGGCAGTGGAGCTGCGGTAATGCTGCAGGGACATTCCTTAACACCCTTAAAAGGGCCGGAAATCAATGCGCGTAGTCTAATCAGAACGTCCCGTCATCCAGGTCTGATGTATACGCAACAGTTCCTGCTAGATCGCGGAAAGTAATTGTACGATCTGCGGTTGGGTCAACAAAGAAAAATGTTGTCTCAAATGTATTGTCTGTTGCACCCTCAAACACAAGTGTTCCTACGGGGCCGATGCGAAGCTCTCCAGTGATGCTGCCACCGGCAGCGGGGAGTGCAGCTGCGGCGAGGTCATATGCAGCCTTGACGGCCGTTGGGGTGGCGGCGAGAACGCTGCTGGTTGTCGAGGTGCTATCGCTGAGCTGAACAACGCCAGCCGCGCTGGTGCTTGCAGAGCTGATTGAAATAGCTGGAGTCGTTGTTCCGTTTGTTACGGAAAGTGGCGCAGAAGCGGTTACATTTGTAACTGTGCCAGATCCAACGGAAATCCATTTAAGACCAGTAGCTGTTGTGCTATCTGCGCATAAAACTTGGCCGTTCGTGCCAACTGTTAGCTTCGACAGAGTTGTTGCAGCGCTGGCGGCGATCAGGTCACCTTTTGCGTAGCTTGTAATATTCGTGCCACCACGATCTACGGCAAGAGTTCCACTGGTTATATTTGAAGCATTTCTGCATTCGCTGCTTACTTCTTCGATTGCTGTTTGTACGTTTGTCGATGCTATCTGTCCGGCAGGAACAAAAGCGACGTTCGTTGCACTTTGGGCTGTATATGTACTGGAAACATCAATTTCGACCCATGCCGATCCATTGCTCAGAAGGATGTCAGGCGGAGCAAGAGCAACAGTGGGCGCTGGAGAAGCACCAGTACCAAGTTCAGAAACAACAACGTAGTATCCCTTGTTTGCTGTTGCAGCCGAAGGAAGAGCAGCGCCAGTTGTTAGGCCAATGGCAGAACCTTCAGACGTAACAGACGCGATTTGATTTACGCTAGCGTCGTATGTTCCGGCAAATGTAATTGCGCCAGCAGAAATACCAATTGGCTGCCAAACGTTTCCATCGTGCATGTAGAACGTTTGATCTAGCGTATTCAGCAGTAACTGCGTCGTAAAGTCTGGAGTGACAGTATTAGGCAGAAGATCTGTGATTTTTGCAATGCCGTAGTTTGCAATCTTTGCTGCAGTAACCGAATCATCGGCGAGCATTGCTGTAGCAAATGTACCAGTTGTTATTTTCGATGCGTCGAGACTTGGAATGTCGGAAGCAGAAAGTGACGCACCCGTTGTTACATGCCCCTGGCTATCTACTGTGATTTTTGTATATGTTCCGGCCGTAGTTGAATTTGAGTGATTAATCACCCCAGCGCTAACAGTCAAACCTGTGCCTGGTAGGACAATTCCCTTTGTTGAGTTGCTTGCGTCTGGAAGATCTGCTGGGATAAGCGATCTAAAAGTTGGCTGTGTATTTGCGCCACTGCTAGGACCAGCCCAAACTGTATTTGCAGCTTGAGAATCTACAGTTGTAGTTATAGTTGCACTATATACATCTGGATAGCTAACAGCAAAAGATATTGGCGTTGAATCGCTAAAGGTAATAGCGCCTATTGCAGCTTGTCTAGACCAGCTTGTTCCATTCCATGTGTATTCAATGCCGGTATTAAGATTGAACCAACTTTGGCCAACAAAATCACCAGACCCAACAGGAGCATTGGCTTCAACTTTGCAAGAAGAGTTGTTCGCAAGATTTGTGCCGGCAATTGTATTTAGTGCAATCTTGCCACCAGTAACAGCACTATCTAAGATTTTTGTTGTAGTTACAGCATCAGCAGCTAATTTGCTTGCGGTAACAGCAAGGTTTGCTATTGTTGTAGCAAAAGAACCAGTGCCACTACCGGTTACATCACCAGTCAACTGAATCGTTTGATCTCCGGTATTGACTCCAGAGACAGTTCCATTTTGAGTTGCGAGGCTGCCAAGTCCAAGCGTTGCGCGGACAGTCGCAGCATCTGCATCATCCAGAACTGTCCTGATAAAAGCGGTGCAGGGAACTTCCTCGATGTCGCCAGCTACGCCAGTGCCGCGTCCAAGTAAAACATTTGGCGATATGTTCTGGAACTTAGCAAATGTAACCGAGTCGTCGGCTATTTTAAGTGTCGTGACTGCACCGGTTGCAATTGCTGTCTCTGTTACGGAAGATGATGCTAAAAGCGACGATGTGATTGCGCTAGATGCAATCTTTACCGTAGTCACACTTCCATCCGCCAGAGCAGCAGTTCCAAGCCCCGCAGAAGAAATATCGGTTGTTGTTATCGTGCCATCTGCGATCTGTGTTGTAGTGATTGATCCAGCGGCAATGCTGCCACCGGTTAAAGAAATTGGGCTGAATGATCCATTAGCATAAATGCTAAGTACGGCGCTTGTTGCGTTGTACCAGCCCTTACCTTCAAAATTATTTGTTGTTGGCTGTCCAGTCTGAACAGCAATGGTAGAATTATTGGCTAATTTGGAAACAGTAATTGATCCATCAGCAATTGCTGAAGACCCAAGTTTTGTTGTGCTTGACTGATTAATTTTAGAAATATCAAGCGAACCATCAGCAATATTTGCAATTGCTGCACCAGTAGCAAGTTTTGCATCAGTTACAGCGCCAGCTGCAATCTTTGCAGTTGTAACGCTAAGGTCAGCGAAAGCGGCAGTGCTCAGTCCAGTAGCTGAAATTTTTGCGGTGGTAATAACACCACTAGCTATCTGATCGGCACCAATAGTGCCAACATCAATGTTTGCGCCAGAAATAGTTAGCGGTGAAAATACGCTAGACTTATAGATACTCAGCTTATTGTTGACACTATCAAACCAACCACGCCCTTCAAAATTGTTGGTGTTCGGTGCGCCCGGCTGAACAGCGATCGAAGAATTATCCGCAAGCTTTGCGCCCGTAACTGCATCATCGGCAAGCGCAGTAGTTGTTAGCTTTGATACACTCGATTGATTAATTTTTGCAATATCAAGTGTTGCAGGTTGAATATTATTTATTGCTGCATCTACGGCAAGCTTGGCATCGGTAATAGTAGAGTTTGCAATTTTTGCGCCGGTAATACTTAGATCTGCATAAGCAGCTGTGCCAAGCCCAAGTGCAGAAATTTTTGCTGTCGTAACAGAGCCATCGGCAAGCTGCGTATTAGTAATACTAAGCGAATCAATGCTGCTGCCAGCAATTGTTATTTGCGTATAAACACCAGCCTTGTAAATACTTAATTTATTATTGGTACTATCAAACCATCCGCGTCCTTCAAAGTTGTCCGAAACTGGAGTACCGGTCTGAACAGCAATACTTGAATTACTGGCAAACTTAATTGCTGTAATTGCTCCGGCGCCAATTGCGGTAGAGCCGATTTTTGTGACGCTTGATTGATTAAGTTTTGCAATATCAATAGATCCAGCATCAGTCAGCCCAAGCCCAAACTGAACAAGATCTTTTGATGTAATTTTTTTAGTTTCACTCGCACTTATATCTGCAATAGGCAGAACATCATTTGCAGCTAACGCAACGCCGGAAAGAGCGGTCAGCTGTGTTATACGCGAGTCGGCCACGTCGCTGCAGTAGAAGACGATGCCTCAGTCTATGGTTTCCTTCAACAGGTAGCCAAGCGTTGGTTCGACAATCAGCTTGTCGTCGCTTTCCTTCAAAATGTAACCCTGAATTTCACCAACAAGCAACCTAATCTCACCAGTAGAAACAAAATCAATACTGCAAGTAATTGCATTATTTGTATCAACCGTAACCCCAGCTTTTGTTACCATGCCAGAAAACTCATAGAATACGCTCTGCTCATCTTGCTCATTGCTTGAATTTACAAGATATAGGGCGCACTGAAAACTGCTGCCAACCTCGATTCGTTGTATAAGTTGAATCATCAGGATAGATGCCTCAGCAACTCCAGATGACAATGGATTAAAAATGCAGTCAATACTGCCGCTACCGCTAATTAACCCAGCGCTATGCTGCTTTCTGAATCTATCAGAGAGCGCAGTTACATCTATCGCTTCTCTATCGGTATTGATTGTGTAACCAGTAACATCCCCTAGTATCTTATAGCTTGTGTCTTTAATTTGAACGAGGACAGGAATAGGATCTCCAGTAAATTCAGAAACCACAATTTCTGCAGACCTGTTATTGTTCACCGCATCTTCAAATGTCCTGAAAAGGCGCAGACCCCCAACTGCATTTATATTAATGTATACGTCAATCTCTGATTCAATTGTCAGGTCCGCCCACGTTCCGACCGGAAAGCATATAAGCCCTCGCGGATCATCTGTTGATATGAGAATTCTGTCGCCAGTCAGCAGGTTATCTACCGCGCTCTCAATGCCAATTCGATTGAGGACGACACTTACGTCATCCGCAAGAATCGAAGAAGAGAAAAAGCCCAAAGACGAACGCTTGAGCCTTACGCCACCTTGATAACCAACAAAATACGTCATGCAGTAATAACGCCACCAGTGAGAAAATCACCGTCAACTGTGAACTGGATGGGAACAGTCACGAGTTCACCAGTGCCAACAGAAATCGAGGCGGAAGTGATGAAGACATTTGCAATAATGTCATCATTGGTTCCAGTGCCAACTTTCAGGGTCAGCTGAACTGGCGTCTTGGATACATCTCCAATTTTGTGAATATTGGAGAGCAGGGCGGTAAATTCGGTAAAAGTTGTAGACTCGCCAGTTTCAAGGCGATAGTACATCAGGGTTGCGCTGCCAGTTGCTCCTTTATTGCCGGCAATATAAGTATTAATACAGCTACCCATGGTAGTTGTATCAAGGAGAGCAACTGTCGTCTCAAGTGACCAGTCACGAACCTTGGCAACCGGTTTCGCGTTATAAACGACAGAGCCGTTGCAACCCGTGTAGAAGGCCATTTGGAAGCAGGACTAGGGGCTCAATGGCCTCAGGTTAGCGGGGCCAGCGATTTATTCTTCAATAATAAAGCCAGAAGAGAACTGAGCTATCTTGCTAGTAAGATTTGTGCCAGACCCAGCACAGGGATGCTCGACAGCTCTAATTGTTACCTGTGCTTCCTCATCCATGGAAACCTCTACAACACGAAAAACTCTTTTAGTGCTAATAGTTGTTCCAAGAACAAACAACGCGCCAGTATAAGCAGACAATGCGGTAGCAATGTTATTGCTGACAGAGACGGATCCCACCGTTGCAGGAGTGGAGCCAGGAAGGCTCACCATGGCGGAGTAGGTGCCGTTCGGAATCGAGGCAATCGGCGCATTAAGGAAGCCACCCGCCTCAACTCTGCCCGTATAAATGCCATCCCAGCGATTAACGCCAACATCAACGAAGCAGTAGTCGCCGGGAGAAACAGGGGAATCGCTAGGGAATGTACTAAATTCAACGGAGCGCTGATTGTAAAATCTAACATTGCATAAATACTTTGCAACAAGTATTGCTTGCTCTTTTCTTGTGACAAACTGAGACATGTCAATTCTTTCTCTTGGCGCATTCGCTGGTGCGCTGGAAAGCCTGACATTGACAGTCGAGTTCTTGGGGAAGGCACTGTTTGTAGATCCATCCCTGTAGACAACTGATATATTCACGTATCGTGTATTGTTAATAAATTCTGAAAATTCTTCTTTATAGCTTCCTTCAATAATATTTCCTTGATTAAATAATGCAGAAACGCTAATTTGATCTGTTATCACCCCAGTTGATTTATTGAAAGGTACGGCGGGAATTAAAGTATCTTGTCCGTTGAGTCGAGCGAACTCAAGCAGGCTAAATGGTGCATATTGCGCCCAAAATTCACGCCAGTTGGAAGAATCTGCAATTACACCATCCATAAATAATTGGTTAGCTTGGCAAAAAGCTTTTGATTCGCCCAAGCGTTGAAGCTGTATTGCGTCGCTATCTGCATAAGCGCCGATACCATGCGTACTATCAAGAACAGTATCAATAAAAATATCTGGAGCATAACTACTAGAAGTACTTGAAGCAGTAACTGATCCATTTGTTGAAATTGTAAAGCATTGCTTGCCCTGAGTGACAAATACTGATGTGTCGCGCAATTGTTGAATATTTCGACCAGAGAAAGCATGGAGCGCAAATGTCGAAATTCCCGAATACAGATTTGGACTAATACTTGACCATTGAATATCTTGAATTTCATTTACAGCTGTAATTGTAAGCTCTGCGGTTTGTTCATATGAAAATTGTGTATCAGTGTATGTTTCCTGACTAAACAGCCCATAACTCCTTGTTTCTTTTGGTAAATTCTCAAGTCCAGTAGGTGGATATTGAAATACGCCAGGCTTGTAAACGCCATAAGCTTGCACACTAATTGGTGAGCCAGAAGGCGCAATTGTCGTATGACTGCGATTAGTAGAAATTAGGAAAACACCTTGATGCCCGCAAATTTCATACTCTGTTTTTAATTCAAGTACAGGCTCGAATTGAACCTGCCAACTTTGCTGAGTACTCGATAATAGGCGAATAGAGCTAAAAGTAACCTGTTCAGTTGATCCATTAAATGCAAATATAACTGGAAATGTTGTCCAAAATACCGCGTTAGAAAATCTATATTTAACAATAAACAGAGAAACTCTTCGCTGCTTGCCATTATCTTTATCTTTGTACCCATAACTTGAGCCGCTAGTTCCATAGTCTTTAAGTCTGCCACTAACTCTTCTATAAGCGGTCAGGCGCAATGCAAACTCAACAGCATGGCTCGGAGTAATGCTTGCATAGGTTGCGATAGAAATTCTTGCGAGACATTTTGTGTAAAAATTGTCAACAGTTGCGTCTACTATACCATTTGCGGCACTGCTTAGATGATGTTCTATATCATAGGGGAAATAGGGCATCTTTCCGGTCTGAACGCACCTCAAGATTGCCGTCATGCTGTATTTGGCTATGTCTGGTTCTGAACCAGAATATGAATAATTGATTAACTTAAAAATAGCACTTCCTATCTTAAAGAGTGAACCCTCCTCAATTACTTCCGAAAGAGCTATTCTCGTCTCCTGTGCTAAATCCGCTGTATAGGTGTTATCAGTTGCGTCAACATATGATGGTATCGTTAAAGTCCAATCTGCGCCATATGGAACAAGTTCACGCGTCCCAATAACAAGCGCGGTATTCCAATATGTTTCTAGAAGGCCAGTAGCCGGCCTAAATTCTACGCGAACACCAGCGAATTTTCTGTCTCCACTTGGATCTATTGAGGCAGCATTTGTTTTGATTGGTATAGTCGCGGTTATAGTGCATTCATTTGTTGAGCTTGGCGCATAGCTCTGGCTAAAGCCAGTAGTTCCTTTCCACGTAAATCCAGCAGTTGGAGCTGAGCTATTAGTGCTTGTCGGATCTGTCGGAAAATTTGCAACTAAATCAGAGTACGATGTATATGTATTCTTGTTGAAGTATTGCCATATAACACTACCGGGAATATCATTAACAAGAATATTACCTATGGCAGTACGCGCAGGATCAATCTGAACCACAGGGCCTGCGCCAACCATCATCATAAGTCGCATAAATTGCGAGGATCCGAACGAAAGAACGGCAGACCAAAGCAAAGCAGTGCTAACTCTTACGCCTCCGAACGAATTTTGACTGGTATTGGTATAAATAAGTGGGACCTGATCACCGTAAATCGCAAGTTCTTGCGCACCATTGAATCCGTAGCGTGGGTTTATGCGCTGTTCTTTTGTTTGCCCTTGTCCCTTGAATTCGGGAACTTGTGGCTTTGGCGCTAGAAGAACCGCTGCAACCTGAAACAGAATACCGACAACCGTTAGGACAAGTGCAACAATTCCAAAATCCGCTCTAGCGTCAAGTTGCGTACCGACCTTGATGTCTTCGTACTCTTTCTGATAGTATAAAAATTCAAGATATTCCTCTTCCGTGACGCCAAGAACTTCAATGAGTTGATGCTCGTAGGGCAGAAGCTTGCGCGTCATTTTTTCATCCGAAAGTACCAGCCCATCCCTTCTGGAATTGGCGCACGTACAACATAGCTGTTCGGCGCGATAAAAAGAACGTTCCCATCGTCGAGAACCGTGCCGACTGCCCCAGCTCCATTGCCGGGAAGCAAAACTACAGCATGTGGTTCCGGGCCGTCGATCCGCTCAGCATTCTTCAGTAGCCATTTTGCTATAAAACTTTTAGGCAGCGAATCGTCTGTGTATTTGCTAAATATCTCAAGCAGCTCATTAGTGTAGTCATAGTATCCAAGCCTTTTGTGAACCTCTGCGGCAAGGGCACAACAATCGACCATGCCAGAGCCATCACCTGGCAGCGCACTCCAGGCTCTTTTGAGTCCAATCAGATCATTCATCGCGTCGAGATCTCTGAGTCAAGGGGAAGAATGCCGACAAGATTTCTTGTAAGCGTCGAAGCGGGGAACTGGTTGCCAGCTGCATCAGTTGCAGCCCTGTAGCGAAGCTCAATTGTTGTATCGCTAAAGCTTGATCCAACGCCAATATATTTTTCTCCGTAGGACTTAAGTACAGAGCCCGATGCACTAAGCCAATAAGTATTAAGTGTCAGCTTAGAAAGCCTATTCCCATCAGCGGCCTCCAGGAGGCGAATAGCAAATTCAATGTTGGGAAATAGAATCTGTAGCAATCCATTGTCGCCGCCGAGGGTTGACATCGTTCCCTGCACTTGAAACGGCGCGAAGTTATAGCTTTCGCCCGGAATAGAAGATGTTGAATTTATGAAATAATTTTGATAGCGATAAACGTTACCAGCTCTATCAGCAAGCTTGAAAAACTGAGCAACTCTGATTTCAAGTGTCACGGATCAATTTCTCCTACAAGTTCAACCCTAACAGTGCTAATGCCCTTCGTCACTGATTCGACATCAGGAGGCGACGCATACTCCCATAGAACTCCAGCCGGAGCACGAAGCTGCGAACTCAAGGTCGAATCCATGCCATCAAAAAGTTGCGTTGAAAGCGTAAAGCGCGTAAAACCAGCATTAACGCTTGTGTAGTGTGTAACAATTGAAGCGGCGGTTGCATCAAGTATGTTCTTGAACTCAAGTGTTAACTGATACTTGAACGCCCTATTGCCAAAACTGCGTTTTGCAGTTGCGCCCGACATCGACCTATAAACCTTCGTCGGATATTCGCCGAGCTTTACTCTGCGTCCGGTCGGAACAAGTGCGGGGAATGGTATCGACATGACTTAGATCCCGACCCGACGACGAGCTTGAGGTGACTGTTGAAGTTTATCTAAGGCCATCGACATTCCACGTTTTGCGCCGTCCGAAGCTGCTTGGCGTCGAGTGGCAGCCATTGCAGACTCAAGCTGCTCCCTGCTGACGTATTCCACGCCATTGATCGAAGTCGTCTCAAAGGTCATGTTCAAGACGGAGCCACCAGAAGAGGCGCCAGGAGCGCTACCCATGGCCTCGCGGAGGCCGGAGGCGTCAACGCCTAGGCGACCGCTAGCACCGCGACGCAGGGGCATGATTGCCTCGGGTCCAGCCTCGCCCATGACACCAGTGCTCATGGAGCCGCCATCGGCGAACTTGAAGAGAGTTGGCGAGGAAACGATCTTATTGGTGAACATGCCGCCATTGGCAAAATACGACATTGCGCCAGAGAAATATGCGCCATCTGCAGCGCCCGGAAACTTAAAGCCGCCCTTTGGAATAAAAGCGGAATTTGGCATCTGGGAATCTCTGGCGGCGCTATAGCCACCACCCCCAAATAATCCAGCAGCAGCCTTTGCAATCGCAATTGCTATATACATGCCAATCATCTTCGTGCCTTCTTGCACAAGAATCTGGCCAACGCTCTTCAGGAAGTCTGCAAAGACTTGCTTGGCGGTAGTCGTGCCTTCGATCAGGCCGGAGATGCCATTGGCAAGAGAGTTGCCGATAGCATCGCCAATGCTTTGTGAAACACGAATGGCAACAGATTCAAGATCATTGAGTTCAGCGGTTGCCTGAGCAATGAAATCTTTAATTTTTTCGCCCGGAGCGTTTGCTTTTTTGGCGCCAGAAATGGCTTCATCGGCTTTGCTCTTAACGCCACCGCTGATCTCTTTCAGGGCTTGAACTATTTCTTGAATTTTTGGATTACTTGCAAACTCCTCGGTCGCTTCAATTGATTTAATCAATGTGTCAAGATTTTGCAGTTGAACATCTCTAATCATTTCAATTGCAATTAACTCTTTGGCCAGTTCCGGGTTAACACCAGATGCGATTAACTGGCGATAACGCATCTTTTCCTCAACAGCATTCTGCTGCGATTTAAGTATTTGATTTAATTGCTCCAGTTGGCTGGACTGAGGATCAAGTATTTTCTTGACAAGTTCAAAATCTTCTCGCTTTAAACCTTGGATTTTACTAAGTAAATTCACTTGCTCTTCGTATTTTTTGTTTTGCGTAACAGCTGCTGATTCCGCCGCACTAGCAACACCGGAAGTATCTGTAAGTTTTGGCGCAGGACCAAGATTCGGTATAGCACTGCTAATTTTTACATTAGCAATTGTTTGTTCTACCCTCTTATAAAGTGAATCGTATATTCCATAAACTCGCTTAGCTAGGTCAAGATCAATCTCAATTCTTTGTTTCTGTTCACCTGTAAAAGCATTTGGAGCTGCTTTTGCCAAATCGGCTTGAGATTTAACCGCAAAATATTGCTCCGTGGCTATACCTTTCCTGAGCCCTACAATATTAAGCAGACCTTCCTGCTGTCTTTTTACATCATTTTTTGATGCCTGTTCATTTTGCTTATTAATTTGTTCCTGTAGCTTGTTAATCCTAATTTGGCTATCTTCATTGGCGCGAGCGATTCTCAGCGCGTTATCAAGCTTGTAGCGCTGGATTGATATTTCTGCTTTTTGCGCTTCAAGCTGTATTTCCTGCTGTTTTGCCTGATATTCTTCTTCTACGGAACGACGCCCAGTGCGCCACTGTTCAATTGCAGTTTGAACAGTATTAATCAGATTTGCGGATGTCGGATCAGAAGAGAGTTGCGCTTCAATACCACGACCAAACGAACGCTGCTGAATTTCAAGTTCTTGAGCTTTAATTTGCTCCTGACCAATTTTTCTAATATAAGAAATTTCTTGCTCGCGCATTTTCATGCGAGCATCTTGCAGCTTCCTCGTTGCGGAAATATCCGAATCTTGTTGAGCACGGCTATTTTGCAAGACCATGCTGTTGTATTCTTCTTCGTATTGCTTTTTAAGCTCACTTATTCTCTTATTGTTTTCAACTATTTGGTCATATACTGTTCTTGCGTCAGCAAGTAATGTATTGCGCTCATCTTCTGCGAACTTAATTCGCATTTGATTTTCTTGAACAAGAGCTTTAGTGCGAAGTTCGCTTGTGCCAGTGGGAGCACTAGCCCTAAAGTCTTGAATTTCTTTTTCTAATTTCTTGAGCCTTTCTTGAGCTTCTGCGCGTTTTACGGCTGCCTCGTATTCGCCCTTTGATGCGCCAATTGAGGCTTGAATAATATCATTTTTTAATTTTAGCGTTTGATTTAGTTTGTCAGATGCGGATATTTGCTTATTTATTTCAGCGACTTGATCTTCATATTGCTGCGTGCCTCTTACCGCTCTTTCTTCGAGAGTCGCCCCAAGAGCGTCGGCGCCAGGTATTAAACTGACAATTTTTGCAATACCGGTAGCAATTACATTAAATCCCTGCGCCGCACTTGAAACAATCCTTAGGATTGCAGATAGGGCAAACATGAAGGGCGATGCAAGAATCGACAGGGTTGTTCCAACTGCCGCCTTGACTTCATTCCAGGCCTTGAGCAATTCATTGGAAGCCGCTGTAACTCCTCTCAGTGCAAGAGAATCGACATCGCTAGTCTGAGAAAATACTGCGCTACGCTGTATGTCTCTTGCCTTGGTATACTGACCAGCCTCTTTTGCTTTGCGAACCTGATCTTCAAGTTCTGCGGTAAAATCAAGACCCTGCTGACGAAGTTCGCTGTAATTATCTTTAGCAATAAGTAAAGCATTTCCAAGCGCCGTTGCAGCTGCAACTGATTGATCGAGCGCAGATCCAAGCGTGGTGCCCAGCAGAGACAGGCCGAAGCCAAGCCCACCACCAGCCATACCACCAAGAGCGCCGCCAACCGCGCCACCGATGGACGCGCCAACACCCTGACCAAAGAGCAGTGGGAAGGCGCCACCGACCAAGCCCTCAGTGACAGCCCCTGCTTTTTCAGCGCCAAGACGACGCTCAAGGAATGGAACTCTCCTTTTTTCCCTAGGAAGTCCAGCAGATTCTGTTTTTGCTTTAATCCTTAACTGTTGAATTTGGTTAGCGAGAATAGTTAGGTCTTCCTGTGACGCCTTGCCCTGTAGATTTTTGAGATAAAGTATCTTCGCTTCAAGCTCTAGGCGCTCGGAGCTAAGATCAGCGCCGCGACTTTCAATCGAGACAATATTGCTCTGTAAGCTGAGAGCATTTAGAAGAAGACGATTCCTTCTTTCTTCTATAATATCCGCCTGACTTTTGCCGGTAGCTTCTGGAGTGCTAGTTACATATTTTCCGGCAACTTTTGCCTCGCTAATGCGAAGGGCAAGGGCTGCTCTGTATATCCTCAGTCGATCAGCAATTGCCTTTGTATTTAGCTCATTTATCTCAAAGTCTTTCTTGTCTATAGCTTGAATATCTCTAAGAAGAGCTGCTTTTTCTCCAGCAATTTGTACGCCTCTCTGCTCTTGAAGCGTGAAATCATTCGCTAATGTATTGAACGAAAGAAGCTGCGCCTCAATAATTCTATTGAGACTTGTTTTTTGCTCGGCTGCTCTAATTTGATCTTTATCAAATTTCTGGCGCTGAGCAAGCTCTTGCCCTCCACCAAGCTTGACTGCTTTGCCTAGTTGGACTTCGGCTTCAAGCCTGTTGAGATAATCCTGACGTGCCCTAACTTCTTGTCCGCCACCAAGGCGAGTAACGAATGGCTTTTCTGGTGTTGGAATATTTTTTAACTTTTTATCAAATTCTGTCCCGAATTTTTTACTGAGATCAAGAATCTCTTGAGCCGTATTTTCAACCTTTGAGAATCCATCTACCCAGGCATCAAGATCGGATGTGTTGGCAAATTGGGCAGTTAGCTTTGCGACAGAAAGCTCTGCGCTATAAGTAGCTTTTTCTATCGCCTTTAGTGCAGCCGCACGCTGACGATCAGCTCTTTCCGTAACTGTTTGCCTGCTTTTTGCGTCACGGAGATACCTATCAGTTTCCGCGCCAAGGTTTTTAGCGAGAGAGAAGTTTTTCTGTTCTAGCGCATTAAACGCCTCTGCAAGATTATTCCTTACTTGAAGTTTATCGTTTTGCGATAAAGTAGACGCATCAAGATTTACGCTAATTCTTTCAAGCTTCTTTCTAGTTGCAAGTAAATCATCGTCAAATTTTTGCCTTTGCTGGTATTCTTTTGGGCTTCCAAGTTCCGTTGCGGGACCAGTGCGAGCAACAGGCGCAGTAGCGGCTGGTTGGCGCTGAATTGATTTGAGCCGTTTTTCGGCCTCAACAATCATGTCAAGAACCTGCAGGCGGCCAGGAGCGCCTGACCCCATTAATTCAAAAACTCCCTGCAGCTCTGCGGCGAAAGCACTAATAGACGCAATGCTATTTGTACCGAATGCAAGCTTTTGCTGGCGAACAAGTTCTTCTATTCCAAGATTTGCATATTCAGACTTACCCTGCTTGTTAGTTACTTTCTGTGTAGTATAAAATTCTTTTAATATTTTGAGTCTTTCTTGCTCTGCCGCTGCTGCCCTGCGCGTTAAACGCTCTGCAGATATTGTTGCATTCTTGAATAACTCTTGACCTATTTTAGCATTATTTGCGACCAGCAGATAAGCATTTGCCTGATCTTTTAATGCAGCAGTAGTGCTATATGTTACAGTTTTTACTTCAGCTTGTTTTTTTGCGAACGCAGATAGCTCAGAGACAAGATCTTGAACCGCAGAGCTTGCTCTTTTGTCATCAAGCGCTATTGGAACAGCATTAACTCTATTTATTAATGAGGCTACCGCATTTAGTTTTGTGCTTAGGCGATCGAGTTCCTTATCATTTACCGCTACGTTAATAACTGTATTGACGCCAGCCATGTAACGAAGTTGCGCTCTGAGACAATTCTAGCCAGGCAAGAAAAAGCCGCCCCAGGTGGACGGCTGATCACTCTTAACGCCTTGCCCCTCTTTTCGCGTCTTGCATCATTTTGTCGTGTTGACGCTTCTTGATGCGGAAATACGCGGCCCAGAGGAGCATTTCTTCATCTGTCATTGACTCTTTTAGTTGAGCCAATGTCATTTTTAGCTCCTCTGCAAGAGAAAGCTGAAACATGAGTCTGCTATCAAACTCAAGTTCTTTCTCAAGCGCTTTTCAGATCGGTCTCTTCATCCTTTCCACCACGCGGGCGAAGAACACAAAGGATCATTTTTTGAAGATCTTCGTCTTCAACATCACGCTTCAGAACGGGAATGTCGCCAGACTTGAACATCCGCTCGCCGTTTTCATCAAGGGCCTTCTGAATGAGAAGTTGCATGGCAAAGCCATTGCTATCTGCGCCGCCATCCTTCTGTGCTTTTTCGCGCTCAGCGGCATTCAACGGGGAAACATAAAAAACAAACTCAGTGCCATCACTGAGCGTAATCTCCTGCTTGATAGGCTCAAAATTCGCTGCTTTGCGCAGAATGTCGATAGCCCTTGTCGGGCCAGAAACGGCGGGTGCGTTGGCCATAAAAAGAAAAAATGGTCAGCCCAAAGCGTAATGCACAATAAGCAAAAACACAATGGGCCGACTGTCAATCAGCGCGTAATCTCGCCCCAGTCAAGGCTTCCATATGCCGTGCTTGTAGCCGTATCGCACGCAATAGCAATTGTAAGAGTTTCAGCATTAGATGTGAAACTATTCCGCTGAAGCTGAAGGCTAAACAAAGCCTGCCTGATAATACTCGCAATAGGAGTTGATTGATTTGAAGAAGAAAAGTATCCAGAAGAAATAATTTTACCACCAGAAAACGACGTTCCCGACAGATTATATTCAACTGATGAATCCGCGCTTGTAGTTAGCCAACTTCCACCCGAGATTGTTGACGCTTCGTAAACGCGCCACGAATAATTGTGGCCATTACCAACACCCATTAAGGCGCCGCCAATGGGAACGACAATAGAATCCAGTCGAGTTGATTTTAGGCGAATAGAAATAACTGGATAGTAGGTTCCAGCGACGGCCAGAGAATAAGCGGATCCAATTGCTGTACCAGCACTTTCGGCAATGCCGCGAAGTTCGTAGCCACCTTCTGATAGCACTGTAGAGCAAATCTGCTTCATAGTGCTTGCGCCAGAAGTCGCAGCCGTATTTGTTATTTCATAACGAATTGGCAGGCAAGCAGTAGTCGTATATGTAGAGGAAATTAAATTGGCGTGATGAAAAGAATGGCAGTGAATGAATTGACCATTAATCACAAAACCAGCACGAACAGTGCCAACGCCAAGCCATTCAAGATCAATCCAAAAAATTTGCGCTTTAGATAAATCAAGAGTGATACTAGATAGGCCGGTTCCATTTAATTTATCATCGCCATTCCAGTTTGATTGTGCAATCTTAGTATCTACAATAGACCCAGAAACCTTTGAGCGAAGTACAAGATTTACAGTCGTACCATCTTGCTCAAGATAAATTCCATTTTCCGCCCCAAAATAACCAACACGCTGACGAAGGCCCGTCTTTGCAGTAGCAAAAACAACCGTATTCATCATTAACAGCGATTTGCCTGGCTGATAGGCAAATACACGCTTTGTTTCACGAATTATCTCAGAGCCAGAAGCTGCGGTAACTGCGAGATCAACAAGTCCCTGATTTGCGTTAAAAGTCGCCGATCCGCCAGTAGACGCAGAAGTAGCCCAGTGGCCGTTATCAGAAAAGCGATGACTGGAATCGAATAGCGTAAATGGTGTTGATGTGCGAAGACGGCCAAATGAATCTACGGAAGAGTCAGAAAAGTCAGCGTCTACTTCAAGCCTGCCATCATCAGTTGAGCCAATTTCCAGAATGCTGCCATCAGGCAGTGTTCCATGGGTAACAGAAGTAGGCATTGCAATGACTCCAAATAAAAGAAAAGCCCCGCCGAAGCGGGGCAGTCAAACAACCTGCGATCAGGTGGTAACAAGATCGAAGGACACAGCAGAAGAGGGACGGAAGTTGATGGCGATGCTCTGTGCGTCGTCCGGGTTAACGGTGAACGAAGCAGAGGTCAGGGTAACTTCAGTCTCGATCGAGCGGCTCTTCGTATCATCAACAACACCGGCAGACTCAACGCGATCAATATAAAGCTTCATCGTGGCGCCCACTTGCTTACGCTGAAGCACGTCCTGAATAATGCGGTTAGCAAAAGCATTATCCTCATCGGTCATGTAGACCGTTGCACTACCGTTCGCATCGCCAAAACCAGAGATGTACGAACGGAAGGGAACGTACTGGCCTTGGGTCTGACCGATGGTGGTAACGTCGATCTCAGCGCGAGAGATCTCAATGCTCCAATCGCGAACCTCAGCAACAGCGCCAAAAGCGGCATAGGCAACCTGGAACTTATTGGAGCCGGTTGCGGTGCCGTCGTCAGTAATGTCAACAACGGTGCCACCAGCAGCGGTGGAAACACTCATCAGGCCCGTGCTGGCAACATAGGTCAGCACGTAATAGGTAGTGGAATCACTAAGCGTGGCAGGAAGCGTACCAGTACCAGTTCCACCGGTCGTAGTATTCACAATGCTGAACTTGACGGGATCGCCAACGCGAAAACCCATGTAAGTGCCAACAAAAATCGTGTTGCCAGTTGCATTTACATCAGTTTCGCCAAAGGTTGCTTTGGTGCCAGCGGGCTTGTAATAAAAAGCCCCGGAAATACCGGACAGAACGGTTGCCATGATAAACAGGGGGGTAGTGGCTTGTGCGGGCACTGCCCGGCTAACAGCAGCGTAGCGACTACTTCACAGTTGCTTGCCAACCAGCCTCTAATTTGCCCATAAAGTGAGGATTGTCCTCCATGGAAGTAAAAGACGGCCCGCTAATATCCTTGACGCGAACATAAGTAGTGTCGGCAGTTTTTGGAGTTGAATTTATGACATCTATTACCTGCTTGGCAATCATTATAAGCTGTTGACACCTGGCCGGACCATTGCTCTTAGCTGCAAAACAGCGAATGATAATTGCACCGCGAGCAAAATCAAGCTCATTCGTTAATACGCATTCTGACATCATGCCAAATGTTACGTTTACACGCACATATTCTTTTGGCGGATCAGGCGGAACGAAAGTGATGTTGTCAAAATAAACAGGAACGGCAGGTGTCTGATTGTTATATGCAGTAAGAAGCGGTGCCTCAAGTTTTGCGCGAATGGATTGATAGTTCATCAGAAATACCCTCTAAAGCCAGCAGAAAATCCCTTCTTGAAATTAAGAGTAAGCGATCCACCTCTTGTGTAAGTTACATACCAATCAAGTGGAGCAGTTGCCGTTCCAGCAGTGCCATCCTGAAATGTTGCACTACTAAGATCACCCCTCAGGCTTCCCACTTGATTGCCTGTTTCGCTAGTCGGTCTCCAGCCAATAAACTTATTTGGCTTTAGTGGCTCGCCAATTTGCCTATAGGTTGAAAGCTCTGCATCAATCGCGATATTTGCGTGCTCGGATGTATTAACAATTTCAAATCTTTTGATTCCCGCTTTAATATATTTTTCAATTTTTATAACATCAAAATCTTTTTTTGAATATCTATAAATGCTGCCAGATCCTCTCGACTGAACTCCGGGTTGTCCCTCTGGCACAAAATCCCAAGACGCAGAGAATTCACCGCTCCAAGCTGGACCAGCATCAACCAAGCCATTTACTGAACTAATAACAGCCTCTTGTATTCCCCTGGCCAGCCTTCGATTAGCTTCTTTAACTATTTCTTGAAGATCGGCCTTGGCTGCTTTTCTTTCGTATGCGGCAAGCTGCCTAGGTGTTGCTCTTGTTGCACGTCTTGGCGCCATATCAACTTAATCTCGCAACAACTACATGCATTATAGGATTATCGCCACGGCTTGTATCTGATCCAGTAATTATAGCAGTTCTTTGAACACCATTTTCACTATATCGAATTGAGTCTCCCTTTTGTGGGTAATATCCGCCAAGCTCCTTAGTAGAAAGCAAAAATTTAACGCCAATCTGTTCAAACTTTACACCCGCAAGATCATTGCCGCTTGGTGTATAAATAAATGCCTTAACAGAAATTTCTTGCGAATAACCCGAAACTACGCCAGTTTCTGGATTATAAGTTTGATTTTGCGAAAGCTTGATATATGTGGCATTTATCCCGAACTGATTGATCAGTGGCGCCGGGATTGAACCGAAAATGTCATCGACCAGCGCCATGGCTCATCAGAGTGGGTTGCTCGCCCACCCACCATAGGAAGGATAAATTTGGCTGCCCACAGCACGAATGCGATTTGGGCGGAATGCAGAATTTCCATAGTAAGGATCAAGTCGTGCAACACTGTCGCGTGTTACATATGGCTGATTAAAACTTGAGTCAAGTGCATAGCGACTCAGAATGTCCATCGAGAAGGGCGGAATGTAATCCATGCCCGTCTGAGGAGTATCGCCGCCCTTAAATTTCACGCGCAATGCGCCATTGCCAAGCTCAACTTCGTCGTACTGATTTGTACTAAGCAGCGACGAGCCACCGTCATTTACTGCAACAGCTGTATATCCGCCACTACTACCAAGAAACGCTGCCATGTAAGCAACAGCAATTTCAAAATCAATTGGCAGGTCGTCATATGGCAGAACACGCCCATCAACTTTCATGCGGCGCGGCCATGCCAGCGATTGTTCTTGCGTAGCAACAGTCCCTTTCCACTTCAAGGGATTAATTGCCATTGTGGCAGCAACAAGAGTCTGCTCTTTTTGAGTGCTAGTAAATGCAAGCCAGGCTGTGATACCCGCGCTCACAGGAAGTTCACCGAGAAGGGTCGTGGCCCGAGCAACGCTCAAAAATGAGTTGGCGTCAGAAGCGCCGAGTGTTGATACAAAGGCCATCGACCCTCTCCGCTACAGCTCAGCCTTTAGAAGTAGTCCGAGCCTTTGCAGTCACCGTAGCTGCTTTGGGAGCTTCCTCAGCAGCGGGCTCCGGCATAGGGCATTCAGCAGCGGCAGCTTGAGCTTCACGCTCTTGACGCTCCTGTTCTGCAAGACGTAATCCTGCCATTCCCATGTCAAGTACCTCCAGGTAAAAAGAAGGCCCCCGAAGGGGCCGTTTTTATTCTACGTCTATCAGACGTAGGCTTTCAGTTGAGTGATACGGATGTTGCGATTATCCGTAAACACTTTGCTCCAGTTGGTACCGGTAGCTAGCTCAGCATTGCTGGGCGAGTTACCAGAGGGAGTACCAACCCAGCTCAGACCATTCGGATGCACCAAATAGTGAGTCCGGTTGATCAGGAAGTCGATGCCCTTCAGGGAATCGCGATCGGTCTCCAGAGGAGTCTTGGCAGGGGCAGTCGCATAAGCGAAGGCGCCAGGACCGAAGAAGTAGGTGGAGTACACGTTCTTGCCGGAGCCGCTACCGGTGCCAGCACCAGCATCAACAGGCAGGGTGTCATCCACGAACACCGGGCGACCCAGGTAGGTGCCTTTCTCCAGACGCTGCTCAGACAGGCGGGTGTCAATCTGCACAGTGGTGGAGGCAGGAACAATCAGATCCTGCTTCATCAGGGCGTAGTAGGTGGCCGAGTGCATAAACACACCGGTCAGCTCTTCGCCTGCATCACCCAGCTTGGCAATGGCGTCGATCAGCGCATCAGGGGTCAGAGCAGTGCTCGTACCGCCAGAGGCGTGAGAGGAAACCAGGGGGCCGCCAGTAGCAAACAGACCCTTGATCACTTGGATCAGGACTTTTTGCATGTCGCGCACCCAGTAGCGACCGGTGCTGCGAGCGATGGCCTGCATCGGATCGGAACCGGCAAGCTCAGCAGCAAGATCGCTGGACTTCCAGCTCTTACCACGGAGGTTGCGAACACCGATCTGCACGCCGCCACCAATGGTCTGAGGGGTCAGACCGGTGGTGTCGTTCAGGATCTCAGAGTCGCCAGAGAGATCACCGAAGAAAGGCAGGTCAATGGTTTTGCCGCCTTTGTTGAATTCGGCCTGGATGGCACCGTTGGTGGTCATCAGACCAGAAGTGACGAGAACGTTGCGGTCCTGCACTTCTTCTTGCTGATAGCCGAGGAACAGTTCGGGGATCAGCGGAACACCTGCGAGAAGCATGGCTCTAGTTCAGAGGGGGATGATTTTGGATTTGTGCGGCTAGGCCGCAAATGCTTGCGAACAAGATGGAGCACCGCAACACCTTGCTTATTTCGCAGAATGAGGCACCGCCACTTCTGCGGACACGGGGCACCGCCCCTAACTCACAAATACTAGCGCTTCTTTTTGGTTTTGCGCTTCTTTGCAGTTTTTGCTGCAGCACGGAAATTTGCAGCGGTTGGGGCACCATGCTCTCCAGGGCTGCGCATCCTTTCATGGCTGCCAGATTCAATACGCTCGCGCTTTCTACGAATATTTTCGTAAAGACCGGTCTTTTTCTTTTTCATTTTTTGGCACCTTTCTTGGGCTTGCGCTTCATGCCAGCTTCTGACATTGCAATCGCGATTGCCTGTTTACGACTTTTTACGAGCGGCCCTTTCTTGCTACCAGAATGTAATTTGCCTGCCGCAAATTCACGCATTACTTTGCTCATCTTTTTCTGAGCTTTAGTTTTCTTTTTCATGGCGCAAGCAAAGGGCTACCACAAAACTTTATCGGCCCAGTAGGCGGCAGAGAGCTTTCCGCGTGCAATATTTTTTGCATGGCGAGCACGAAAAGATGCACGGCGGGCTTTTGATCGCTCATCTTGTCGATTGCCCGCAGTCGTCATATTTGCATCGCCAAAACGAATTAATTTATATGTATCGCCCTCTTTCGCCATGACAACGCCCTTTTTTGTTGGATGGTTTGGCGTGCGCTTTGGAGAATTAACGCCCGTCAGCCCATTCTTTTTCATTGCAGCTTTGACGCGCTCTGGAACCGCCATGACAACAGAAAGTCTCTCTGTAGAATAGCGCCCAAAAAAATACCCCCTTTCGGGGGCACAGTTTCTTCAACCACCTAGACAGCTTACACCTATTTGGCGAAAGCGCGAGCCATCACAGGATCAAGTTTGCCAGAAGCGCGAGCCTCATTCATCAAACGGCGAGCTTTGTCCGGGTTATCTTGCATCATCCTCGCAGCATCTGTTGCATTTACAGTGCCCGTTGCAAACGGATTATTTGCAGAAAGCGCTGCGTTGGAACGAGGCGCCGTCATGCCAGAACCAGTTGCACCGCTGCCACGGAAATACAAAGAGTATTCGTCGTCTTCGCGTAAGCGAGAAACGGCGTCACGCAAAGCAACAGGATTCTCTTCGGGACCAAAGACAACTGTCGTTTCGTCATCAAGTAGACGAAAATCACTCTGCATCAATTTGAAGAGATGCTGCGGGCGGCTGCAATCAGCTTTTGACAGTTCATCGCGCACAAGCTGCTCAAGCTTGCTGTGACGACGGCGCTCGCGCTCTTGATTTGCAATTTCCTCAGCAGCTTCCTTGGCTTTGCGCAGATCAGCAAGCTCTTTGCGGAGCGAGGTGAACTGGGCCTTCATCGCCTCCGTCATGGCGTCGGAAGGGGTCTGCCCGGTCGGCTGGCCCTGCTGGGAGAGGTTTGGCGTGGAAACGGAATCAGAGGGATCGGACGGCTGAGTGCGCAGACCGACAATCGCTTGAGCAATGCCGTCTTCATCAAGATCGTCGCCCAGCTCAATGCCAGCAACTTTCAAGAAAGTGTCAACCTGCTTTTTCTTTTTAAGATCGCGGATCAGACCTTCATTTGTTGCTTTGAGCTTGACAGACTCACTTTCTGCGCTATTTTTCTGCTTTTCAAGCTCAGCGATCTGAGCGAGAGCTTCTTCCAGACTTTCAGGGATAGATGATTTGGACACGCAAAGTCAGAACTTGACTCGTCAAATGATAGCACCAGTTGCTTCGTTTGCTTGTGTGCTCGGCTCTGGATTTTCCGTGTTAGATCCAGGAGCGAGCGGATTCGTGTCGCCGCCCGGCACTTGACCGCTATTTACAAGCTGCTTAGCACCAGGACCGATACCAAGCTCTTTCGCGGTTTCCGTACCATCAAGCCCCATGTCGTCAAGCATGTTGCTGACGCTGAACTCGGGAAGACCTTCAAACATTTCGCCCGCCTCAAGCATCCGCAGGAACATGCCAATCGTGATGGCGTTGCTGTCTTTGAACAGCGAATTGAGCGCCATGACTTGTTGCGAATGAAGCTTGACGGGAATGAAGTTCTTGCTGATTGCAACGCGCACTTCAGAAAACTTGCGATAAGCAGCGGCGTAAAGCAATGCACGATTCAGCGCATCCTCCAGCGATTGCACCAGCACGGCGAGCTGAGAATCGCTCTGAGAGCGGTCTAGGAGCTTCGCAAAGCCGCTTTCCGCCTGAGTCTTACCGGTTGTCATGGCGACGGCAGCAAGCCGCTCCATGGCCGATTCAATGCGCCTCAGGTTCTCCAGGGTGACGGAAGCGCCCTCCATCGAGGCACTCATCAGGTTGAATTTGGCGTCCGGGTTCTGGGAGAACATGGCGCGGCCAGCACCAGCCTTGATCTCATCGTCAGGACGCACGCCCGTACCGGTGAGAATTGGCGAGGAGGTGAGGTGGATGGATTCTGCAAGGTCAGCAGACACCGACCAGTGATGCAGATTTAGGCGTGCAATATCAAAAAGTAAGGGTCGCCCTCGGAAGAACGCTTCTTTTTTGCCCCCAAAGACTGGCACAAAAGGAATAAACGGCACAGAAAGATATGTGGTTTCCTCAAGCATGTACTTATCAACATCGCCCGGCGTATTCATCTTTGTATAAAGACGGCAGCGAACACGCTCTGTAATGCTCATGTACTCAGGAGTGTCGCTGAGCATCGAAACAGTGTTATCTGCGAGCGAAACAATGTCATAAACACGCACTGCAGGGACAACTTCTTCAAAAAATTCGTTATCAGCGCTTTGACGACGGATCTCAGACTTAACGCGCAGGTAGGTAGGGAACGCGCCAAATACGTTTTGCGCCCCAATTTCTGCATTAAATACGTCATAGCGGCATTCAAGCACTTGATCCATGCGCATAAGTACAAAATATGGGCGTGGATTGAGTTTTTTCTCCTCAGCAGCGCTCAAATTGTCTGGTAATTTGGGATATTCGACCCAAATTGCAGCTACGCCCCCATCGAGAGCCTCTGTAAAGACTTCTTTGGCGAAGGAAAGCAGGGAATGCCCTTCTAAATCGACATCTTCAAAGAAATTGCCCCATTCGGACGGGATATTTTCGGGCAAAGATACACCTTTGCGCAGTGCAGTACCTGTTACAAGGTCGCGAAGGTGAGAATAGTAGTTCTGAAAGCTACTTTGAGCGCGTGTTTTACGCACTTGATAGCTTTGCCCTTCTTCTAGATAGTCCTGAGGCAGATATTCAGACGATGCTTCAAGTAAATGAAATTCGGGAAGCGTGCAAAAACGAAT